TAAATCTGCGGTAAATGTACCTGATTGCTGAATGCCAAAAGCATTGTATTTAAAGTATCTTTTAGTTGCTGGTGTTCTTGAATATTCATTGACTTGAATAAACCAATATTGATTCCCACTAAATATTAATCTTGCTCCAAAAGTTTGACAAATCTTTTTCAATACATCGTAGCAACTTTGATATACATAATTGCTTTTAGTGTCTTTATGGTAAAATGCTCGATGCTGAATAACTGTCAATAAAGAGTAATCGCTGGCAGCATTGTAGGCTATTGTATTTTCATGCCAATTAAAAATAGTGTGTAAAACTGGCAAACTATTTGCCACTAAATTCTCCTGAACAAAATCTAACTGATTAAGACAATTTAAAATATGCTGTACAACCGTGTCCTGCCCATTGTAAGGCCCAACTGCACTTTTGTAATCCAATGTTTTTAACCAACCTAATCCATCTATTGCAGATATTTGAGCCTGATAACCTATAACCAATGGCACATCTTCAAATTCTACTAAATCTGTTACTATATAGCCATACCATTTAAATGATACTGTCGTATTATCATCCTCGTAGGCTGTGAGCTCCATTGTGAACCTTCCCTCAATTGCCAAGCCAATGTCAAAAAGTAGGGTTTGTAAATCTTCGTTATTTATTAATAAAGATAGTGAACAACGCGAACCAATAATAGGAGTAAATCTTTCCTGACCTTGCTGACTTTCACTGTCGTATTGAATGCCTAATGATAATGTGTCAAATGTTTTCACAGTACCGGAGAAAGAACTATCTTTTATAGATACAGTAATCTTTCTACTTTTCTCGTTATATACTGTCGTTGAAAACCTTACTGCCATTATTGTATTCTACTAAGACCTTTTTGAGATCTGTTTAACAATATAATTAAATCATTACCGCTTATCCTTGTTTCAAGACTTCCACCTACACCCATGTCTCCCATCATTGATTTTAACTTTGACAAAGGTGCTATTACTTCAGGATCAACTCTTGCGTTTCTATTATCCCCAACGGTTGCCATGGTAGGGCCGTATGCCAAACCTCCTTCGGCTAACTTTGGAGTTGTGACTCCTTTTTTAATTGCTGTTCCAATAGCAACTAAAGCAATACCAGAGGCAATAGCAAGTAATGGATTACCTAATTTTAATGCTGCTTTTATTGCTAATGCTGTAACTCCTGCCTGTATAGCCATTTTACCAAACGATACAATAGCATCCGCAATAGGAGCGAGTAACGCTGATATTTCAAATTTAGCACCTGATAAAGCATTCCCTAATTGTTCGCCAAGAGCAACCGAAACATCTACTATAACACCTTCAATTAATCCTTTTAAACTTGCTGATAATTGCTCGTTCATTTTTATTAAACCAGTAATTTTTTCATCAGTAAATTGTATAGCTTTAGCGGCTGCGGCTTGCGCAACTGCAAAAGCATTTGTTTCCTCTTTTGCTCTTTGCGTTTCAGCTGTTACGCTTCTTAATTGGTCTGGTAATTTACCTATAGTGGGTAATAAATTTGTTGTTGGCATTAATTCATTTACAGGCTGTGATTTTACTCCTCCACCTGTTCTAGCTCCTACCGTTCCTCCATTTGTCGGTGCGCCACCATCACCAAATATTAAGTCACCTGTATTTGTATCACCTCCTCCATTACCTGTTTTAGGAATAGGCGTAGCCATAAATAAGCTTTTAAATTTGCCTTTAAGACTGTCAACTGTTTCGCCTATTGTTTTAAATTCCGCTGCTACTATTCTTTGTTCTTCTTGATACTTTGTCATGCCTGACAAATCAAATAAATCTAATCCTAATGCTTTTTGTAAACTATCTAATTTACCTAAAACAAAAGTAACTCCTTGCATAACGGAGTTTTTAATATTTATCCAAATATTTTTAAAGTTATCACTAAATGCTTGCCAGTTATCATAAACATACAAGGCAATAGCACCTACCGCAGCAATGGCTAAAGTAACACCAAGAATAGCAGGATTAGCAAGTATTTTTGCAAAGGCACCGGATATAACTGTAGATAGGTTTTTTACCGTAGTCATTATTAAACGAGTAGTACCAATCAATGCACTAAAAGTAGATATTAATTTTCCTACTATGAAAATCGCAGGGCCCAATGCTGCGACTAATAAACCAGCCTTAACAATAAAGCCTTGCGTCTCCGGATTAAGTGACTTAAAACCATCTACTAATCTTTGCAATCCTGCGCTAAATGAAGCTACGACTGATTCTAAATTTAATGTTTCGTTAATTGCTTTGCCTAACTCGGCTAATGACGCGCTAACATTGTCTTGTAAATTATCAAAGGTATTAGCTAAACCACCATTTGCCCTTTCTAAATTACCTAAAGCACCAACACTTCTTTTTATAAATTCTTCGCTACTTATTCCTAGTTCTCTGATTCCTTCGGCCGTTACTACGCCAAATTCCTCTTTCATTACTCTGGCAAATTCTGGAAGTCTTTCTTTAATCTGATTTAAATCTTCCTGTGTAACTTTGCCAACTGCGCTTATCTGTGATAGTGCTAATACTACTCCATCAAACTGTTCTGCACCACCTCCTGCCCTTGCTACGGCATTGCCAAATTGTGTTATAGTTTCACGAGCAGCATCGGCATTCATCCCTACACTTTGTAAAGAGGCAGAGGCCTTAACAACTTCGGGTAAAGCAAGGCCCGGATTTTCTGCAACTTTACGGAGTTTTTCCATCTCTATTCCTGCCTCCTCGCTACTTCCCATAATGGCTATTAAACCATTTTGTAGCTTTTCAATGTCGGCAAAAGATTTTAAGGAGGCAGCACCTAAACCAATAATAGGTAAAGTTAACGATTGGGTTAATGTAGAACCAATGTTCTGCATATTACTGCCAAACCTCGACATACTACGTTCTACCTTTCCAAGTTCTTTGTCAAGATTTGAAACGTCTACACCAAGTTTTAAATTAAGTTTACCTATTGCCATTATGCTTCTTTATCCCATTTGTCAAATATTGACTTGTCGTTATTTGTCAAACTTCTGTTAGTTTCTTTCTTAATAGGATTCTCCCATGGAAATTCAATTAAATCTTTTGGCTTTAAACTTTTACCTTTTGCTGTGTGAACATTTAATAAAAGTGTTGTTTGCCATCTGATTCGTTCCCACTGTGTTTGTTCCTGTTGTTCAAATTGATTGTTATAACCTTGCATGGCTATAACAACCTCTCTGAAACTCATATCGTAATATTGCGAAGGAGGAAATCTTAAAACTCCGAAACAAAAACGCTCGATGTGTTCAAGGGTGAGCTCTCCGCCTTCGCTACTACGTTTTTTTGGCTCTCATCTTCTGGTGGTGAAATCTCATTTGAAATCATTTCCATGATGCGAGTTATACCTCCCATGTCTGTATCTACCAAGTCGCAGAATGATTGTAAAGTGTAAGGGCATTTTTCTCCCTTTGCTTTGTATCCATGCTCGACACCGGTAAAGGCAAGTTCAAGGGCAAGTAAGAGATCTTCTCCTAAAAGGGAAAGGTCACTTAATTTAAGTTTCCTCTCCCTTAGAAATGTACCTAACACATACATACCAAATTTAATCGGTATGGATGTGTTGGCGATTGTTATTGTTTTCATGTGTTAGGATTTTAAAATTATGCTTTAACTGTCTTTGTAATAGCACCAGTAACCTCGAAGGATGCTGAATAGCTTGTATTTTCTTCCACACCAGCGTTCAAGTCTAATGATGTACAAATAGCACTCATTGTAAAGACATTGTCACCTTGTACATCTGTGGTAAATTTAATGGTCAATGCAGTACCAGATATTAAATCGGTAAACAGATCATCAAATAGGTAGTTGGTAGATGAATCGCCAGGGCCCGCATACAATGCTTCTGTGGACAGTGTGCCGGAAAGCTGACCTTTCTTTACCTCTCTCCATCCTCCAGCTGCGGAATCCTTTGTCAAGATTTCACGCATGGCTGCGGAGATGTTCATTTGGCAGGATGTTGCGTAACCTATCGCAGTTGAATCTTTGTATAGGCGCATCAACGTACCATTAATAATGCCAGTAGTTGCCATGTTTATTTAT